TGCTTCGTTGTATCCCGTTAGTCTACCTTCCGATTTTGCTTTGTATGCCGTATCTACTGCATTAAAGAATTTCTTTTTATCATCATCGGACATATCTGCAATTGATTTGCCAGATTTATCTAACATATGTTTAAATAGTTGTTGGTAGTCTTGCTCCTCTCTTACAACTTGCTTAACGAATTCTCTTAATTGATTTAATTTCATTATTCAGATATTTTACGAACTTGTCTTTCTAAATTTAACAACCTCTCTTTTATAGTATAAATATGGTTATTTGTTCTTTTCCAAAAATTTCCGTTATTTACTCCGTTTTCTGCTTTCAACTTACCATACCACCCTAAAAACTTTTCAATTTCTGCAAGTTGGTGGTTGATATTTGCAATACCTTTATTTACCTTTGTGGTAGCAGGTGCTTCTTCGTTTTTAATATCTCTCCAACGGTTTTCGTTTAAATTTGAATAATATGATGTAATTTTAGGTCTAGCTTTTCCCAATGGTTTAACTAATTTTTGTGCTTTTAAATCTAACTCAAATTCAAGTTTACCATCGGTTGTAATTGTATTAAATGGTTTCCCACTTACCATAATGACATCCGTTTTATCATCACTTAAAAACCGATACTCATCATTACCCAATATTTGTTTTACTTTTGGGTTTTTTAATAGGAGTGATTTTAATTTAAAATCATCTATATTACCAACATTAGGTATAAATGCTTCTTTAACTACCGTATATCCTGTTAAATCTGCTTGCTTCTTTCCTTTCTTCTCTTCACTATCTTTACCACTAAATGCAAACGGTGTGTTATAAGGACCAGCAGCTGCTGATGTATTCATTTCATCAACTTTCAATTCAGCATCTTTATACAAGCCACTAACCTTTTGGTCTAATTCAGCTGCTAATGCTTTCTTTTTATCGTTAAGTTGTTTAAGTTGTTGGATGTGTTGCTTTTCTTGTGGAGTTCCTTTGGTTTGTTTGTATAAATCCAAATGTTTTTGTATTTGGTCTACAACATCACCATATTCTTTTCCAATAGTTTTAATACCTCTTGCTTCTTTAACAATGAATTCTTTTACTTTATCTGGTAAACCATCGTGCTTTGTAGATGCAAAATCTTTGGCATCTTTATCAGACATTGAATCGGCTGCTTTCTCAACTTCCGGAGATGGGTTTTCCATATCTCCTTTTTGAGCAGCATGAACCATACCCATAAATCTTTGTTGTGCTTTTGATTGCGCTGGCATTTCTTATAAGTTTAAGCTAATACATAAACAGAACCACCATTGGTTACTGCAATACTTTTTACATAGCAAGGAAAAGGTTGTCCTGCTGTCAAAGTTGCCAATGAAATAGTTCCTCCACCTTCTAATGTAATTGTACCAGTTACACCACTTACAGGTAATACACCCCAAACTCTATCGATTAATGAAGCAGAACCTGATGTTACTAACTTTGAGTCAAAAGCTCTATAATTTACCATTGTTTATTTATTTAATGTATTTTTTAATTCTCCCAACAATTCATATGTCATCATCATTGCAGAAAGGTGTTCTTCTTTGATTTTTTTAACAGATTTAATTTTCTTTACATTAGCAATTGTTTCTGCTAATTTAATTCTTGTTACTTTATCTGTTAATTTACTACCAACTTCTTTTAGATTTGCAACTAATTTAGTTACTTCATTACCAACATAATCGTTTAATTTACCGGTGTTGTTGATATTGTTGATGTATTCTTTTAACAAAGTTTTTTGTTCTGTTGTTAAATTTTTATATTTTGAATTGAAACTTTCAACTAAAATTTTATAAGATATTGCTCTTAAATCTTCGTCTTGCTTTCTATATTCTTCTAAAACTGCATTTTGAATTTTTGAGTCTTTGTTTTGGATAGAAGAACTAATTATACTTTCTGCAATTGTAAAACGAGAACTAACAACATCCGTTGGGTCAAATTGCTCATCTATCGTTGCAACTTCAAATACCTTATAGATAGATGCAAGTGTTTTATAGTTTGAAATAGGAGATTTGATAAACTCATCTATGTTGTAAGTTTCTTTAATCTCTTTAATAAGATTGTATTTTTCTTTTGTAAGTTTTTTCTCGTCTAATCTTTTTCTTGCTTCTACTATCGTATCAATAAATTTTTCAGCTTTTGCTTCTGAATTATATTTCTCATTTATCAAATACTGATATAATTTTAATTCTTTTGACAATTCCTTTTTAGAATTAAAATGTTCTTTTAAAATCACCTCTGCCACCGATTTATTAGAAGACATGATTTCAGATGTAATTTGTCTTACTAATAATTCAAATATGAATCCAGTATTTTTAAATTTGGAATGTTTAATTTTTTTCATCAATTTTTACAATTTGTCAGATATAAATATATTATTATATTTGTTTATTACTCTTTTGTTAAATCTTCCGTTAAAATAGTTTGTTTATTACCGTTCATATCTTTAAATATTTCTAAATATGAATTTTTTCTAGCTTTGTATCCAACAGAACCTTCTTTTGCTTTAAGAGTTTTTATTCCCAACGGGTCTCTACCTTCTGGGTGGTCATCGTGTCCATATCTAACAGGGTCTTTTGGTCTTCCAACTTTACCGTCTTCCTCCAATTCTGTTTTAATTCTTTCGATTTCTTCTTCTACATTAGTTGGACCACCTTCTACACCGGTTGGTTTAGCAGGGTCTGTTCCTTGTGTTTCAATAGATGTTAATCTAAACATCTGTTTAGTATCCTCTAACACTTGCAATGTCATCTCGTCTTGCTCATCCTTTGCCATCTTCATTACAGACTCGTACATCCATTCTTTGGAGAACATTTTAGTCATTTGCATTTGTTGAATTAAAGCAACTTTTGAGTTATACAATTCTACTTGCTCTTGCTCATAAATTTTAGATGGGATAGTAAGTTCTAATGAAAAGTTTGTTAATCTATCATCTTCTATACCCTGTGCATATAAGTGAACGATTGCAATCTTAGTCAATTCTGAAATGATTACTCTTTGAACTCTTTCAATTGTTTTAGCAAAACGAATATCCATTGCTGCCAATGTTGCTTTACCATTTGTATCTTCTTCGTATCCCAAATATGCTTTTGGAATCTTCAATGCTGCCATCAACTTACCTTTTAAGTAGTTAATGTCATCAATCATATTATATTCTAAACCTTTTAATGTATCGATAGATGTACCATTATCACTACCACGAACTGGCATATAGTAATCTTCAATAAGGTTCTGAATATTGTATTTTAAGTTATATTCACCCGTCTTCTCATCAATAAAAGGAACTTTCTTTGATGCGTTGATGATTTTCTGCATGTAATTATCCACTTCGTTTGGTGGGATATTACCAACATCTACCTTAAAGATTCTCTTTTCAGGTGCTCTCATTACTCTATGAATCAACATAGCATCCTCCATCAACATTAACTGTTTCCAAACTCGTCTACCACCTTCAATCATTGATTTTCCGTAAGGTAAGAAGTTTGAATCCGAATTTAAACGGAAGTGAGCAATCTCATAATTTTCAAATTCTTTTTTAGGAGATGTTATACCACCACCATATGGATTCATATAGGGTGCATAAATAAATTTAACTCTTTGAGGATTTTCCATATCGAATCCCTCAACTCTACTCATCTCATATACTGATAATGGTAGTACATTTATAATACCCAATTGGTCTGCCATTTCCAATTGTAAAAAGAAATCTCCGTATTTAACTAAATTTCTTGTCCAAGGCCAAAGGTTAAACTCAACATTTAAAATATCATAAAAAAGATTTTCTAATATCTGTTTTATACCATCATCTTCGTGATGTATCTTTAATACATTACCTTGCTCATTTCTTGCAGTACACTCGTCGGCATAAACATCCAATGCAGATGCCAAAATCGGGTCCATATCCATTGAATCATAATCTCTGAATAAATCTATACGAACCTGTGCATACGCCATCGATGATTCAATTTGACCTGAACCATAATTTGTTACCTTCAACTTCATATAACGGTCAATAAGGTTTGTCGTCATATACTGATACTCATCTGTATCAATTACTTTGACTCCTTTTGCCGTTTGTCTAACAATAGTGTTAGTTGAAAATAATTTCTGTAACCTACTAAATATTGATTTATCTGCCATTTTTAATTTGTAAAGTATCTATAAAGATAATAAATTTTTTTGTAATTTCCAAATAAATTACCACTTTCTACAAGACCAATATCTTGCTTTGTGTCTTGGTCCTGGTGATTCACAATTATGTCTAGCTCTGAATGATTTTCTTCTTTCTGGATTATTCTTTTTAATCTTTACTCCTTTTTGTCCAAAGTTTACTTTAACAACATTGCCTGCTGGATTCTTTACATAAACTTTGAATTTCTTAACATCACCTGCCATTGGTTTACCCAATTTCACTTCTCTTCCTTGATATTCAGCTTCTCTTAAACATTGACAACCTTCATTTAATTGTTGGTTATATCCTCTCATGAATTTTATAAAATCTTCATAATCCTCTTCATTGTCTACATCGTATTCTTCTTCTGGTTCTACCGAACCGTAGTTTACATCTGCATCACTATTTATATCTTCTGATACCGGAACGCAGTTAGGAACTTGTCTTCCATCCTTTTCTTTCATTCCAACTTGCTGATACCCTTTCCAACAAGGTCCTTTATCTTCTGATACAGGAACACAATTAGGAACTTCTCTTCCATCTTTGTCTTTCATCCCTATCATTTCATATCCTTTCCAGCAAGGATTTTCCAATTCTTTGATTATCTTATCTAAATCCATTTTAAAAATAAATTACATTCAACATATAAATATATAAAATTTATCGAAGTAACCAAGTTAAGTTTTCAATTTCTCCTTTACCCACCTCCATTTCATATGGATTTTTAGATAAATATCCAGTTGAAATTACACCATCGTAGTGATTTACCGTTGTAGAATTCAACATATTTTTGGTTAAATCTATTCCTTCTTGTCTTAAACGAAGTGCAGTATTACGAACCCATAACCCAATTGCCAATGCCATAATTAAGTCGTCATTATAACTTTTCATTGCTTCTGCTCTACCACCTTGCCAAACAAAAGTAAATAGTTCATCTATCAATCTACCACTACGAATAAGAATATCTCTATCATTCATATAAGTGTCTAATGCAGATATAATAAGAGGTCTTGTTTTAGATGTTGTAGAAAAACCTG